CCTTTCTTCATGCCCTATAATAACTTCAGTTCAAACAAACAACCAATGGCTCTGACCAAAGAAACCATCATCGAATCTCTCCGTGAATCTTATGGTGAGTCTGTGACTTCTGCAGAGATCAAGGCATTCTGCAATATGAATGACTTCAACTATCAGACCATTACTAACAAACTGACTGATTACAAAATTGGTCGTGGGAAGTGGAATCTGGAAGTAACAAAAGAGACGGTGCAAGAACTTGAAGTGAGTTATAATTCTCCTGCAGTTATGCCTGCAGTTGAACAAAACCTTATCCCTCACAAAGATGATACCTTCGTCCGCTTTGGTAACTTCGCTGATATTAAAAAAATTATTTCGTCCCGTCTTTTCTATCCGACGTTCCTTACTGGTCTTTCTGGTAACGGCAAGACGTTCTCTATCGAACAAGCGTGTGCCCAACTCGGGCGGGAACTCATCCGTGTAAACATTACTATCGAAACCGATGAAGATGATCTTATTGGCGGTTTCCGCCTTGTTGATGGCAACACCGTCTGGCACAATGGCCCAGTCGTGGAAGCACTCGAACGAGGAGCTGTATTGCTCCTTGACGAGATCGACCTTGCCTCTAATAAAATTCTCTGTCTCCAATCTATCCTTGAAGGAAAAGGAGTATTCCTTAAGAAAATCGGACGGCGAGTTGACCCTGCAAGTGGATTCAACGTCATCGCCACAGCAAACACTAAAGGTAAAGGTAGCGACGACGGGCGATTCATTGGAACTAACGTGCTCAATGAAGCCTTCCTAGAGCGTTTTCCTGTAACCTTTGAGCAAGAGTATCCCTCTCCTGCAACTGAACAGAAGATCCTCCAGAAGTGTGCAGAGTCTCTTGGCGTCAAGGATGCTGATTTTTGTAAGCGTCTGGTTGACTGGGGAGACATCATCCGCAAAACGTTCTATGATGGTGGTGTAGACGAGATCATCTCTACCCGTCGTCTGGTTCACATCATCCGTGCATATAGCATCTTTGGTGATAAGGCAAAGGCTATTGAAGTCTGTGTGAATCGCTTTGATGATGAGACCAAGCAGTCCTTTATGGAACTGTACGATAAGGTTGATGTTGATGTTGACTTTGCAAATTCCACGGAGGTTTGATAGAATGGTGAATGCTTGGAGTTTACTTTATGATGAGATGGAAAATTTTGAAGATCGATACGAAGACACTATGAAAAGGGATCCAGTGAAACACTCTGAATTCTGGTATGATTACGATCGCAATGATCTTGATCGCCCTAATCCTTTTGTTGCTGCTGACGCATCTCCTGATACTATTACCTTTACTGGTGATATCTTTTCTGAAGATGCATATAATTTTGGAGCAGCGCAGATGGTGTATATGGATTATGCAAACGACACTATTAATCTAAACATGGATGATAAAATTGAATTGAATCTAGAATCCACTGAGAAGAATGGATTTTGGAAGTACGAAGAAGATAAAACTATGAAGGAGATTCGGGACTATCTCTCTTCAACATATAATGCACATTATACGTCCCCCGATTCCAAGACTCAGACTCTTGATCTAATTGAGAGTATTGGTGATGCAGAACCATTCTGTCGCTCTAATGCTATCAAGTATCTCTCTCGCTTTGGTAAAAAGAATGGTAAGTCAAAGCAAGACATTCTAAAAGCAATCCATTATTGCGTTCTCCTCTATCACTTCTCTGGAATCCACAATCAGCCTAAAGGTAATTATGAAACTTTCTGAAAAAACTCTTTCTCTTCTCAAGAACTTCGGCAGCATCAATCAATCTATTCTTTTCAAGGAAGGTAACAAACTTCGCACCATTAGTGTGATGAAGAATATTCTTGCAGAAGCAGAGATTGCAGAAGACATCCCTCAAGACTTTGGTATCTATGATTTAAACCAATTTTTGAATGGACTTTCTCTTCACCAGAGTCCAGAACTGGACTTTGAAAACAACGGATATGTTGTTATCCGTGAGGGTAAGATGCGATCTAAGTATTTCTTTGCTGATCCTAGTGTGATTGTAAGTCCTCCTGAGAAAGAAATTTCTCTTCCCACTCAAGATGTTTGTTTTGAGTTGAATACTCAGGAACTGGATAAACTCCTCAAAGCTGCTTCTGTGTATCAACTTCCTGATATCTCTGCTGTTGGCGAAGCAGGTGTTGTTAAACTAGTTGTATGGGATAAGAAGAACGATACTTCAAATGATTTCTCAATTGTTGTTGGAGAAACTGATAAAGAATTTTCTTTCAACTTTAAAGTAGAAAACATTAAGATCATTCCTGGTCGCTATGATGTAGTTGTTTCTAGTAAACTTCTCTCTAAGTTTACCTCTAAAGATCGCAATCTTTGCTACTACATAGCATTGGAACCCGATTCTGTTTATCAATGAACTGGAAAATAAAAGATAATATATTTCATCCAGATGATTATGATTATCTAATGGAGTATTCTCGGAGTGCTCCTTACAATTATGGAGAAGGAGATCGTGTCGAGTTAATGCCTACAGGAGTAGTTCATCATATAGATATCACTTCAAGTATTGCTAAAAATGTTGATTATCAATTAAAATCAACTTTTGAAGAGGTAAAGAATTTGGTATTTGATAGGATGTATATCAATTGCTTTGCTCCAAGAGAAGATGCTTATTATCACATAGACGCTCCAAAAAGTGAAATTCATGCTAAAACTTGTTTGATTTATCTTACTAAGGGTAATTGGATTCCTCTCATGGGTGGTGAAACATTCTTCTACGAAAATGATAAAGTAATTGGTATACCACCTCACCCTAATAGAGCTATTTGTTTCGATGCATCTATATTGCATAGAGCAAGTTCTTTTAGGGAAGGTCATAGATTTACCTTAGCTGTTAAGTACCAATCTAAAAACAATTGATTTCTTTTATTATGAAACATATCCTTTTTACTTTAAAAGGTTCTCCTTTTGAGTTGCTTGATGATGAACAAAACATCAAACTGCTTCTCTATAATGCAACAAAAGAATCCAAATCTACTCTTCTCAATTTAGCAACACATAAGTTTGATCCTCAGGGTGTAACTGGTGTTGCTATGCTTGCTGAGTCTCACATCAGCATTCATACTTGGCCTGAAAAAGGTATGGCAGTATGTGACGTTTTTACTTGTGGGGATACCGCAGAACCAGAAAAAGCAGTAGAATATATGCAAGAACAATTGAAGGCAACCGAAATTGTTTCCAATCAATTTGAACGTCCTTTAGAATGAACATTTTTGTGACCTGCTTCTCTCCCAAGGAGTCTGCTCAAGTTCTACCCGATAAGCACATTGTTAAAATGCCCCTTGAGTGCTGTCAGATGCTTTCTATTGTTGCATCCGATAAATGGGGACATGGATATGGTGAACTCCATCGACTTGATGGACAACCATATAAAACTGAAAAAGGTGCATTCCGAAACCACCCCTGTACTAAGTGGGCCTCGGAGAGCATTCATAACTCCTATTGGTTAATCAAGCATGGACTTCATATGTGCAATGAGTATACTCTCAGGTACGGAAAGGTTCATTCATGCTACAAAACTCTTGTTGAAGCATTAGATATTTTTCCAAAAGGGGATCTTGATAAGGTTACACCTTTTGTTTTTGCTGGACCTGATGAATTTAAGTATGATGCAGGTGTTGATATCTACAGCAAGTACAAAATGTATATTGCATCTAAACCATGGGTGTGCGATAATTACAGACGTATTCCTGAGCGTAAACCAGAATGGGTGTAGAAAATCCACTAAGTCCTGTTAAAAATACCAGGCAAACTTACAGTAAACAACTCGAACGAGTTATTACCGAAGTTCAAGTTCAGTTTGCAGATGAGAATCCTGCGTGGATTCCTCTAGAGACTCTCTTGGCGATCAAGAGCACTAATTGATTTTACTTTTTTTATTATGCGTGACGAATTCCTTTGGGTTGAAAAGTATCGACCTAAAACTATTGACGACTGTATTCTTCCTGAGGATACTAAACAAACGTTTAAAAGTTTCCTAGATAAGGGTGAGGTTCCTAATCTACTCCTGGCTGGTCCTGCTGGGTGTGGTAAAACAACCGTAGCAAAAGCACTATGCACAGAACTTGGAGTGGACTATTATGTCATCAATGGATCCGATGAAGGACGATTCTTGGATACTGTCCGAAACAATGCGAAAAACTTCGCTTCGACCGTCTCGCTTTCATCAACTGCAAAACACAAAGTCATCATCATTGATGAGGCAGATAACACAACCAACGATGTACAACTCCTCCTACGGGCTTTTATTGAGGAGTTTAGCGCAAACTGTAGATTCATCTTCACCTGTAACTACAAAAACCGTTTGGTCGAGCCACTCCACTCCCGCTGCGCGTGTATTGATTTTTCCACCAATAGTAAAGACAGACCAAAACTTGCAGCACAATTCTTCTCCCGTATCCAAGAAATCATGGGTGCAGAAGGTGTTGAATATGATCACAAGGTCCTGGTAGAACTTATCAACAAACACTTCCCAGATTGGCGTCGTGTTTTAAACGAGTTGCAAAGATATTCATCTTCGGGTAAAATTGATAGTGGTATTCTTGCATCATTCAGCGATGTAAAGGTAAATGATCTCATTAAAAACCTTAAGAAAAAAGAGTTTTCAGAAGTTCGCAAGTGGGTCGTTAACAACTTGGATAACGATTCTGGTGTTCTCATGCGTCGTATTTACGATGTTCTTCATGATTCCTTGGTTCCGAATAGTATCCCTGCTGCTGTGCTTATTCTTGCTAAGTATCAGTATCAGATTGCGTTCGTGGCGGATCAAGAAATAAATATGCTTGCATGTCTTACTGAAATTATGGTGGAGTGTGAATTCAAATGACTGAAGATCAGTTAGAGCATGAACGATGTGTCGATGATGATTATAACGTCATTAGTCACTACTACAGTGCAAAAAGAATGCATCCCAATATTCCATTTTATCTTCAGGATGAAAATGGAGAAACCTATGAATTTGGATGGCAGTTAATCTATCAGTATATTGAAAAGTTAAATGACTAAAACTCATAGTATATTTCCAACAATATTTTTTCAAACAGAAGTTGACTCTAATAATCTTTTAAAAGAGACATTATGTGATCAAATGTTGGAAGCTTCTAAGTATATGAAAGCACCAGATCTTTGGTTCACTAATAATCTAAAGACTTCTTTTGTAGAGGAACCTCCAGGATTTAATATCATTGAAGATAATTTTCCTTTATTGGAAGAAAGTTATTTGGAAACTATTGGAAAAGTAATAAAAAGACCTCACGAAATTGATCTTACTGATGAGGACATATGGTACAATGTTTACCTGGACGGAGAATTTCAAGATCAACATGTTCACTGTTCAAATCTTCACCTACGTCAGCATCACTTTTCTTGCATTCATTTTTTATCTTTTAATCCAGAATATCATGATCCTCCATCTTTCGTAGATCCTTCAAGTGCCGTTCGTTCATTAACTCCAGCAATCGATGAATCTCCATATCAAAATGAATGGGAACCTGAAGTAAAAGAGGGTGATCTGATAATATTTCCTATATACATGCCTCATTCAGTTAATCCATGTAAAAAATCTAATTATCCAAGAATAACAATCACTTTCAATTTTACTCTCACATATTATAATAGTAAAGAGAGTGGAGAACTTTCCGATTACTGACCTTTTATTTAAAAAACCAATGATTGAAATCAAACTATTTCGTATGGCGACTGGCGAAGAAGTCGTTGCAGAACTTGTCTCAGAAGATGAAACTACTGTGACCATTAAAAATGGTCTTGTAGTTTTTCCAAACCAAAATCAAACAGTTGGATTTGCACCTTGGGCTCTGGTTCCTGATAAGTCTAATCCAGAACTCAATGTTAATCGTCAACATATTGTGTATATTACAGATGTTGATCCTGGAGTAAAAGGAAAGTACAATGAAATTTACGGAAGCAAACTCGTCACACCTGAAGAAAAGAAACTCATCATTTGATATGACTAAAAAAGATAAGAAAAAACTCAGAGCACAAGTCAAGTCTCGTTTTTACTACTACTTCTGGGCATTCATGGCTCTCACAGTATTCTTTGGACAACTTTATGTTGGATATGGATACCGTCTTATGCACGGAAGTATGCTTGATCTGATGGACAAAGTTGATGGAGTTCTTCTTCATAAAGGCAGTTCTTCTTACAAAAATATGTTATGAGTTTTTTTAAAATTGATTATAAAACTCTAATAGAACCAAGAGTAAAGACTACACCTCAAAATGTTCAGGAAGCTAATGAAGCACTATTCCGTGCTAAAATGACTTTACCTGCTGCTGCAAAGCATTGTGGTATGACCCATAAGGAAATGAAACTAACCTTCTGGGAATTTTTGAAATATAATGAACCTGATTATGAACCTGAGTGAATCTGATGCTGTATGGGCAGCAAACGAGTTTATAGATTACTTCTCCAATATGGGGAACATCGAAGATTACCTTAGGTTCGTAAAGAAAGAGGTAATCAATTCAACCAGTTCCATCTTTTCATTGCATGATGAGTTTTTCAACGAAGACCTTCATCCTGAAGAGATGGAATTTGATATTAAGTTTGTTGGTGATAGGTTTCAACAATCTATCCCTCAAGAACATTATGGAAACTTGCTGAGAGCAGTTTCTTCTCATAACAATGAAAGCAATATACCTGGAAGAGAACTACGTTGGGTAGTTTTTGAAAAGAGGACACAGACCGTTCTTGGATTTATTCGGTTTGGTTCTCCTACTATTAACTCTAAACCAAGAAATATTTGGTTGGGAAAGGCACCTGATCTCAGGATCTTTAATCGTCATGCGGCGATGGGATTCGTCATCGTTCCTTCTCAACCTTTTGGTTATAACTATCTTGGAGGTAAACTCCTTGCGCTCCTGTGCTGCTCTCACTTCGCCCGTGAGACGCTGAACGAGGTCTTTGAGAAGGACATTGCTCTGTTTGAAACCACGTCCCTCTATGGGTCTACTACAGATGCCTCACAGTACGATGGACTCAAACCGTTCATGCGTTACAAGGGACTGACTGAAAGCAAGTTCCTTCCCCTCCTTCATGATGAAGTGTTTCATCGTCTTCATGATCGATTTACTCTTCTCAATAACAATACTCCTCTGACTGATAGTAAGGCTTCTTCTAAGAAACTGAAGCGTCAGACAAAAATGATTTCCATCATTCGTAAGTCACTTCAGGATACTGAAAAACTGAATGAGTTTAATTCTGTTATTGATACTGCTTTCAACCTAACTCAAAAGAAGAGATTTTATATTTCTGACTATGGGTATGGAAATGTTCGTGAAGTTATTAGTGGCGAACAGGATACTTTAATTCGCGGTCAGAACTGGGACAAGTTTCACCTTGAGAATATTATTTCTTGGTGGAAGAAGAAAGCAACTAAGAGATATGAAAAACTGAAGAGAGAGGGAAGGTTCAGAACAAAGGTTGAACTATGGACAGACGATGACGACATTCAGATTATCAGATGACTTGTGAAGTAACGCTGTTCAAAGCTGGAAAAGTCTTTAAAGAGACTGTGATTGCAAGAGATTATCAGGATGCTAGGGAAGTTGCCTTAGCAAGAAATCCTGGAGCAACAATTGTTGGTGTAACTGCTGTATTTAAATAATGGAACTCAAAGACTGGCTCAACTCTGTAAACTTTAATAAGGAAAATCTTATTAAAGGAAACCCTGATATCGTTAAACAATACCCGCCGTTTATTGTAAATAAATGTCTTGCTGGGCACATTGATTGTATTATGTTTGCTAATGAGATGAACAAGAATCATCAGTTAGACAAAGATATGCAATATTCATTTTATCTAAATAGTCTTAGGAAAAAAAAGAGATTCTCTCCTTGGCTCCGTAAGGATAAAATAGACGACTTAGAATGTGTTAAGAAATACTATGGTTATAGTACTGAAAAAGCATTGCAAGCATTAAAGATTTTATCTAGTGAACAAATTAATTTTATTAAACAACGACTTGAAACTGGCGGTAGAAAATGACTAATCAAACTGTTGAACCACAAGTAAATTGGTCCCCTGATATGATGGTTGAGGTAGTGCTCAACGAACCAGATGACTTTTTGAAGGTACGTGAAACACTGACTCGTATTGGAGTTGCATCCAGAAAGGAGAAAAAGCTCTATCAAAGTTGCCACATTCTGCATAAGCAGGGTAAGTATTATATTACCCACTTTAAGGAACTGTTTGCACTTGACGGAAAACATGCTAACCTTACTGTAAATGATGTGCAGCGTAGGAATCGCATCGCAAGACTTCTCTCTGATTGGGGACTAGTGTCCATCGTCAGTGAAGATGATATTGCTGATATTGCACCTCTCAATCAAATCAAGGTTCTTTCATTCAGAGATAAGAATGATTGGATTCTTGAAACTAAATACAGCATCGGTAGTAAAAAGAAACCTAATTGAAATGAAGTCTGTTGAACGTCATCGTTATAAAGGCAAAGAAATATTTCAAACTAGAACGTTAAAATTTGATCCTTATCCCATGACTGATATTGAATCGGTCGTGGGATCTATTGCTAGTAACCTAAAACCAGAAATGGTTACTAAAAAATATCGTGCAGAGAATGCAACCAATCCAATGTTTGGGCATTGTTATCATTCCTCACAAGCCTTGTTCTACTTGATGGACACTGATGTCCTTGAGCAGAGAACAGCAATTGATTATCACGATTGCTCGCACTGGTGGTTGGTTGATACTACCACCGATAAGGTGTATGATATTACCGCTGACCAGTACTATCATGTTGGTCAGACTCCACCATATCCTGGAAAGAAAAAACCGTGGTATGGTTGGAAGCAAAGACCACACCAGAGGACACTCGATCTGATGGTTTTGGTTCTTGGAGACAGATTGGCTCTTGACGAAACCGTTACCCACTCTGTATAATAATCTCATGAGTTCGCCCTCGTTAAAAGGTTTTGTTTTTGATTTTGATTTTAACTTATGACTTCTAATGTTCAAGTCGCTCGTAATTTGGGCGCAACTTTTGCTTCTGACTTGGTAAAGCAAGCAAAGTTCAACACTCTGCGAAGTGTCATTCGCGACTACATTGACTCCGCAGAAATTATGTACCCCATAGGATTTGAGTCCTGTGCGATTGGTATTCAAGAATTTTACAATTTTATTGCCGAACAAAAAGCTAGGAAAGCAACTTATGTTGTTCGTGTTCCTGTCTCTTTGATTCGTTATCTTCTGGGACAAATCCGTAATGTTCGCCCAGAATTTTGCCTTCAAAACTTCAAAACTTTCAATCATTGTGTAGATTTTACAGAGTCTGAAATTGGAGTTGCGTTCTTCAATCCCTCTGAAAAATGTTTTGATATCGTAAAGAAGCAACATACTATTGCCCAGATCGCTGCAATCGCTGAGGAAAGAGGCGATGATGCTGAAGTAATTCTCCGTGTAGTAAATTTCAGGGACGATGTTTCTCAAGAAGAAGTTGTACAGGAAGCATCTAAACTTTTTTATCGCGAAGTAAAGGGCATCAACGACACAAAAGAATGGGAAAAACTTTATCACCAGGTTCAGTGTGGTGAAGAAGAAGCAATCACAGTTATGGACTTCTACAAGTCAATTCCTGGACTGACCTGGCAACCAGTTGACTTTCCATTCCCTCTTGTTCCGCAGGCACAATTCTGCTGCACAAAGGTTTCTCAGTTCTCAAAACTCATCAAGTACGCGATTAACGACGGTTCTCTTGAAGAATTACGTCAGATGATCATTACTTTGTGTCAGACAGTAACCTGGGATAGAGAGAAACCCAACAAAGAGGTTTCTGTATATCTTCTACGAGCTCTTTACAATTTTGAAAAGAGACTTCACCCTCTTCTTGATGATGCTATGGGTGGACTGGGATATCACTTCAACATCAATGAGCACATCGAAAGTTTCTTCGACAAGAAACCAATTAAGATGTATTTGGGTAGCACAAGCACCGACAAGAAACCCTGGCAGCATCTTGTAAAGGTCTCTGATCGTGTAAACGAAGCCTTGATTGAGAGCGGTCAAATTGATACACCATTCTTTTGTCTTCAAAGATCAAAGTTCGTCGATGCTGTATATGCTCTCGCTAACCCAACTATGGGTAAGACCAAATCCGAGTCCGTTGATAGAGAGACTATTGAGAAGTACATCAGACAGCATGTACGCAATTTCAATTGATAAATAAACCCGAGACCTTTCGTGCGGTCTCTACGAAAGTCGGAACACCCAATAAAGAGGTACGGTTTACCCGTTGCCTCTTTTTTTATTTTATGCTATAAATATGTACGGATGCCTTCGGGGTCCACACAATCTAATCTCGCTTTAAAAGGAGAAGTACAAATGTCTGACCTAACCAGGTATAATGCGGCTAACATTGCTCAATTGTTGGATCGTATTCATAGAAACAGTATCGGCATGGAAGATTACTTTGATAGAATCTTTAGTCTTCATGAAACTACAGCAAAGTACCCGCCCTACAATTTAATTACTGTAAATAATGTTACATCTCAATTAGAGATTGCATTAGCAGGATTTAAAAAGAAAGAAGTTTATGTATACACACAAGATGGTAAACTCTTTGTCGAAGGTCAAAAAGAAGATAAAGAGACGGAAACTAACTACGTCCACAAAGGTATGGCTCAACGGTCGTTTACACGTTCGTGGACACTTAGCGAAGACACGGAAGTTAGATCAGTTACTTTTGAAGATGGGCTTCTGAGTATTGAACTTGGTAAAGTAGTCCCAGAGGCGCACAAGCGTAAGGATTATCTTTAAACCAAAACAATTAAGTATAGATCAGTAGCAGGGGTTACAGACTTTTGTATCACTGTGATACATAATGACTATATAATATGTACTCTGGGAGGAATTTTATGAATTTCACAGTTACTACTCTTGGTATTGGAGCTGCGATGACTCTTTTTATCGATCGGTCCCTCGGCAGCATACTATCCTAATGCACCCCCTGCTACAGAAGTCTTTTTTACAACACCCTAAAAACTTAATATGAACACAAGGGACTTTGATAGTCCCTTTTTTAATGTTATAATTAAATCGACCTTGTGTTTAAATTATGCCCTGGTTGAGTTTAGCAATTCTATTTCCAATTGCGGCATCTCTGGTAATATTTTTTCTTCCAGATAACGATAAAGTAGTCAAGTGGTATTCCCTTGGAGTTACCCTGACTACTTTTCTAATTACAGTTGCCGCATATATTTACGGATATGATCCATCAATAAGTGGATTACAAATGTCCGAACGAGTCCAGTGGGTTCCCCAACTTGGTCTCACATGGTCAGTAGGTGTAGATGGTTTATCAATGCCTCTCATCCTTCTGACTAGTTTCATTACAAGTCTTGCAGCACTTGCTGCATGGCCTCTGAAGTTCAAACCAAAACTGTTCTACTTCTTACTCCTGATCATGGATGGTGGACAGATTATGGTCTTTGCAGTTCAGGATATGATCTTGTTCTTCCTGTCGTGGGAGTTGGAACTGGTCCCTGTCTACCTGATGCTTGCTATCTACGGTGGTAAGAAACGGCAGTATGCTGCGACTAAGTTCATCATCTATACAGCAGGTAGTTCTCTGTTCATCCTCCTTGC